ATAATGTATGATAAGGAGTCTGGCATAGGCTTCTTTTGTGGGTTACAAAAAAGCGGGTTAGCGTCCCCAAGGTTTACGAATTTCAATCCCGCGCTTTGCCAGTTCCCGAGCGTGACGATAAAACGTTTCACGACTCATCAGGAAATACGGGTCAAAACCCATACGCCATGTAATATAAGTCCCTCTAAGATTCTGCGGCAATCTGATAATTATTAGCTGTTCTTCTGGTTCCAAAATTATCGGGTCTACTGTTGCCATTTTTCAAACCTAGATTGTTGTCAAAAACTGGCATTATAAGCGTGTCGAATTCATGCGAATAGTACAGCGAGTTAAACGAGCAAATCTTTTGCATTAATTTGATATGCCAACAAGCAAAGCGCGTTAGGTTTGGCTCATTTTGAGCCAAAAGGCGGTATTGTTTATTTATACAGTGGTTTTATATTCACAGGGTTATCAACTGTTTTTGTTGATAACTTGGGGAGGTGGGAAAGTGCAGTATAGTAATACTGCACTTTAGTCTCACTTTTGAGACTTTTCTACTATTAGGTCTTCTACTGCATCATTCAGATAATTATCTATTAGATGGTGTACCAGTTCAGATTTTTTCGTTTGTTGTTTAGTCTCTATAATTACTTTTATTACTGCGTCATCCAGCTTTTTATTTCTTATTGCGTTTATCGCTACAGTAGTGTCACTTCGCTTCATTTTCATACAAACCTTACAAAAAATAACTTATGTCATTATAAGTCATGTTAAAAATAATTATCGTGATATGTTTACATGTTTTATATTTTGGTTTATATATAGAAATATAAATTTATTACATGTAAACATGGATTGATTCGTGATTGATTGGATTAGCGCAGATTTGCCGCTCATACATAGCCCGATACCAGCAGGCCGAACTATTCGTCTAGATAGTGATGGCTCTGTCGTATTTGATTATTGCGAGTCCGTAAAAGTGCAGGGCAGTTACGATTCATCTATTCATGTTCGTTCGTACGGCTCTGATGGTAATGGAAAAGCTACGATTCTAAGAATTGATGGTAACCCGTCTAAATTTCTCCAAGGTCACAATGTCTTCGGTTGCGAAGATTTAATAGGCCTAATGACTTCCCTTTATACATCAATCGCAACTCGCTTAAATCTTAAGTGGGATTATGAGCAATTACGGATCATTAAAACTGGTGAATATGATATTCGCAGAATCGATATTAATCGCATGTTTGAAGTTGGTAGTTTAGACCGTGCTCGAGCTTGGCTTCGTGCTGCTGAATTACAAAGCTCCACACGCCATGGTCGATGCACTCGTAAAGGTGGCACCGCTTATTGGGGGATGAATTCAAGAAGATGGGCTTTGAAAGCTTATATCAAATCAGAAGAGTTGGCTGCGGGCAAATCTCATTCATTACCGACCATGTTTAACGATATTTTATTAGACAACGAAAATTTTAAGACTCGAACCGAATTGTTATCAAAATCAGAATTTACTGAAACTGAAACTAAAAAAACATCACAACCGAAAATTTATGACGCATCACTACCCGAATCAAAACGTGGTGATCACATAAAATCAATAGCAGCGTCAACTGAATTGCCAACCAAAAAAAAAGCAAATTATAAAACATCAAAATCAGGCAGCACTCAAAAAACCTTGGCCGAAGCAATAATTGAATTCGCATCAAGCAAAATCAGATTAGAGCTAGTAATGCGTTCTATGGAAATTAAAAAATTAGGTCTTACAAAAGCTAAAACTTGGACTAAAGAAAAAATTAACGAAATTTACGAAAAATACGTGGGGCGACTCAATATGACTCATAACGTACAGATGACAAGCGAAAAAATGATGAACTTACCACGGTCTCTACAATCCTCGTACATGCTGTGGAGTCAGGGTACCGCCTTAAAAGATATTTTACCAAAACCAACTTTTTATCGTCATAGAAAAGGTCTTCTCAAATATGGCATAGACATTAATTTCATGTGCGAAGACGCTCAGCCCCGCGAAAACAAAATTTATTTAGCAGAAGTTATCACAGCTAAGCCCGTTGAAGCCCCATCTTGGGCAAACGTCCATAAGCTTATTTTTAATTATCAAGACCCCGATACGGTCAAAACTAACGCAGCGTAGGAGAAAAACATGGATATACAGTCAGGCGAATACATCATCGCTACATTGGTCGATGTGAAACAAACACCGTGGAAAAATGATGCTTCAAAATTCAATCGTGATTTGATTCTCGCTCGTGAGTATCAAGATCAAAATGAACTCACTCAAAATGAAGTTTATCAAGTTGGTCTGAACCCAGAGCAATTCCAAATGTTAACCGCCTTGAAAAATACTCATCAAGGTAAATTAGTTATGGTTCCGGTTCGCAATAACACTCGTTCATATAACGGTCGAGCTTTTATGAACCGTTTCATCCCTAGCGATTTGCACGTTCAACCACTTGATGCCGTTTTTAGTCGCGAGCTAAAAAAGGTCGTTTAATATGAAATCATTTATAAGTGAAAATAAAAAAGAAAAATTGCTTGATACTTTAAAGGTCATTGGATTTTTAACTTGTCTCGCTGCTTTTATTTCCACTGTTTATTTAATCTGCACTTTTTTAATTAACTCTTATTTTAAGTTTAATTATGTTGAGCAAGTTCAGGATTGTTTTGAAAATCCTGACTCATACCAGCAAAACTCATGTATTCGTGAAGTCTTTAAAATCGATATGGCTGATTATTGTTACGACAATACTGACACGCCTGAAGATTTCAAAGTCTGTTACGAGAGTAGGAGGTAATTGTGAGAGCAGGGACGCACTACATCGTTTTCCCCAGTGGCGATTATTTCCCACTAAACGAATTTGATTTAGATGATTATCAAGGTGATGCAGTACTGATATTCGTCCCCCATGCAGTACTGGATACTGAAACATTTATCGAGCTTTCAGTCCCTCATTTAATGTTCAGACCATCACATACAAATTTATTAGAGGTTTTATCATGACTTATGACCAACTTTTTACCCTGTTATGTTTCGCATTAATGGCTTGTGCATGGCTGGCTGTTTCACTCAGTCAGTCAAAAAAACAAGTTGAGCAGTATCGAGATACAGTAACCGATTTATCAAATCAAATTGATTCATTGAAAAATGACAGAAGCTCAATTTGATTTACTAGTTTATGTCCTTGTCGCGATTGCATATTGCTATGCTTTCGCGTCTGGATATAAAGCAGGCCTGCAACGATGAACGAGATTTTACCAATTATAATCGGTGGTTTCTTCATCTGCTGGCTAACAGGCTTTGGCGCTGGGGCGATTGTTCGAGCAATAAAGCAATTCATTGAAAAAGCAACTAAGCAATAAGGAAAAATATTATGAGTGAAATCCGAACTCCTCAAAAAGCAAAACTACCAAGCAAAGCCAAGTCTTTGTTAACTAAAATGACAACCGGTGCTGTTGTACTGGCTGGAACTGTCGCAACCACTGTGCATGCAGCACTTGACCAAGTTGCGGTTGATGCAATTGCAACAGAAGTTGTTGCGGATGCAGGTATTGCGGCAGGTGCTGGTTTTACAGTTCAGGCAACTGTATTGGCAACTTCAATCGGTATTGGCTTAATTGGTCGCTTTGTATCTAAAGGCGCTAACTAGTCATAACATAAACAAGCCCCCTTCCGAACGGGGCTTTATCAATTCATAGGTGAACTATGAAAACATTTCATAAAATATTAATATCAATAATTTTGTCAATTTTGTCTGCGTCTTCTTATTCGTCAGTAGTCCCTAGCAAAGTAATTTCTGTTACAAGTACTGCACCATCCCTTACAGACGTTGGCTATAAGCTCGGCACTATTGAACGAGGCTTTGCTGCAAATGACCCTTACAGACAATCAACCCATACAGTACCTAAAAAAACATTAGGCGGTTTTATAAAGAACAATATTAAGAGTATTGCAAAATTACGATATGGAGCCGTTGGTCTAGCATTAATAGCAGCAGATTATGTAATCGAAAATTGCCCAAATGGATTATCTGTTTGTCTCATACCAGACCAGAAAATGGGATATTGCAGCATCGCAAGCTCCTCAATGCAACCCAGTTATCCCGCGTCTGTTTGCACGGGCTATGTTCAACAGTATTATCATGAGCAATATATGGAAAGTGAAAGAACCTCACAGGCTAACGTTACTGTTACACAAGCAGAGCTTTCATCAGGAAATTTAGAATTAACTGTGGTTATTGATTATTACTTTGCCACTGCTTACGGTCAAAATGGATGGGAAAATTATCAATGGCTGACAGATACAAAAACTGAATATTTTAATGTTACAGGTTTAGAGCCAGACCCAGATAACGCCACAGAGCCTAGCGATGAAGAACTAGCAACAGCCCTAAATCCACATATTCAAGCACAGCAATTTCCAGTTTCAGACTATTTCACTGATGCAGCTGGTAATCCATATTCAGATTTATTTGAAGGAGCAACTTATAATCCAACAGCTAATCAAACCGATTTAGATTTAGCAAAAGCCTATAATCAGGGGCTTACTCAATCAACCGACCCAAATGCAGATTACTATATAGACCCCGCAAAATTACCAGAGATACAGCAGCTGGCTTTAACACTCCAGCAAGCAAGTCCTGAAAATGACGCTGACAGTCTCAATCAATCTTCCGGATTAGATATTGAACAACCCATCACCCAAGCACAATATGAGGCTTCAAATGCTGCGTCCATGCAGGAATTAACAGGCTCCCTGTCTGAATTAGATTTCAGCGGTGTTCAGGATGCGTTTGATGATTTCGATAATGAAGTTAATGAAATAAATAATGAAGAGTTACCTTATGAACTTCCAAGTGTTTTCAAATGGGATTACCCAGTAGGTAATTGTGTTGGTTTTACATTGTCCACAGCTGCTGTAACAGGAAATGATATCGTAGCAGATGCTCATTGCCCACCTTATGACCGCTGGGTAGAACCATTACTTAATTGGTCTCTAGGTTTGATTACTTTGCTTCATTTATTCCATATATTTAGAATCACAATTGAAAAAGGAGTTATTGCATAATGGCAGCTTTAGGCGCTTGGATAATGTCAGCTTTTGGCGGTATTATCAGTTTAATTACCATGTTCACTGGTCGAAAGCTCGGTGTTGCTCATGTCCTCATAGCCGCGTATGCCGCTATAGTTATTATATTTGCTGGTACAATGAATGGTTTAATTAGTCAAATTGTACCCGGCCTACCATCCGATAGTTTTATACTCGCTGGTCTTTCACTTGTTCCATCCAAAGCACCGCTTTACGTTAGCACCATTGGAACAGCATATGCAACTAGCTGGCTATATCTGCACAAAGAAAAAATTCTTAAATTTTACAAGGATGCTTGATGGCCGATTTTTTCCAAGGAACGCGTGGTTCTGGTAAGACAAAGCTAGCAGTTTCACGTATAGAAGATAGACTAAAACGTGGCTGTCGTGTGGCGACAAATTTGGATTTATTCCTAGATAAGCTTGTACCAAATAGTTCTACAGTTGTAACTCGCCTCCCTGATTTTCCGCGTTCTATTGATTTAAAAGACTTGGGTCCAGCTTATCCAGAGCTAAACCCTGATAACCCTGATACTTACGATAAAAAACGTTTCGGTCTTATTGTTCTTGATGAGGTACTAACCTTTTTCAATTCTAGAAGTTGGAATGACCCAGACCGCTTAAATGTCGTTAACTGGCTTGTCCAGTCTCGTAAAATGGGGTGGGATTTAATACTTATAGGGCAAGATAACAAAGCTATAGACAAGCAGATGCGCGCTTCCCTTATCGACAATATGTATTATTGTTCATCTGGTCAAAAAATGTTTGGTGGTCTATTTGGCAATGTGTTGATGGGCTTTTATGCAATACTAACGTTTGGTCGTCCATTTCCCAAATTTCACAAGTATAGTTGTTATGCATCACTAGAAAAAAAGAAAAGTACTTACGACAGTTTCGGCTTTTACAAAAAAGATTATTTACATAGTTGCTATAAAACATCACAGCAATTCACTAAAGATATTACCGTTAACAAAGCCGGAAAAGTCATTGATATGCGTGCATCGTATAGCCTAATTCCGGCATCAAAATTAGCTGAAATTTACGATTGTAAAAAATCAAAACCCACAAAAAAAATAGAAAATAATAAAGACACTAATAAGAAAAACTGGCGGTTCTGGGTCGCTAAAGCCTGTTACCTAACAGCTATCTTAGTGCCACTTTTTGGTTTTGGTATAATAGACAACCCGTTTGCAGCTGAGTCTGAATCAGATGTAGAAACTCAAACCGACCAAAATCCAAAACCACAAACTCCGAGTAGACCTCAATCAGCTCCTGATAATCATTCGCCTACATTAGAACCAGTAGATTATTATATTTCAGGTTCAGTTCGTTCAAACAATGGCGGGGATTATGTATTTCACAACTCAGACGGGCTAGTTTTCTATCCTGAAAATGTCGGTTACAGCGTAACATGGGTAAACAAATGCAAAGCTTTACTCTCTAAAGACAACCATCAGTTCTTTGTCTACTGCAACCCAACATTTGATTATTCAGAGCTAGAGCTTGCACTTAAAAATTAAAAGACGCCAAGCATTTTTAATTTAATTCCAATCAATGCCAATACAATTAAGACCACCATTTTTTTAGTCAGCTTCTGAGGCTTTCTATAATAGTGCTCTCTTGGATTTTCCACTTTCCGTTTAGCTACAGGCATAATATTTCCTTAATTTTGGTTTTAGAGTCCGGGCGTTACCGCGCAGCGTGTAGGGACTGGACTCTGAAACCAAAATCATATTAAATAAAATTAATTCCAACAACCGCCCATAATGTATGATAAGGAGTCTGGCATAGGCTTCTTTTGTGGGTTACAAAAAAGCGGGTTAGCGTCCCCAAGGTTTACGAATTTCAATCCCGCGCTTTGCCAGTTCCCGAGCGTGACGATAAAACGTT